AACCACAGGTTAAAACAGTGAATAAAAAAGTTACAACCCAAGACCTGCACATAGAAGTTGAGCAGGTCAAAAAAGACATAGAAGTCATCAGAGACAATCATTTGGTGCACATACATGATTGTATCCACAGAGTGGAAAGTGACATAAAAGAAAACAAACAGTTTTTCAATGATAGATTAGACCGCCTAGACAACCGTATTTGGTGGGTTTTGGGTCTCACAGTAACAACACTTGTAGCCATTATAGGTGCACATTTAGGGGGTCTGTGACGCACACACAACGTCTGTGTGCAACGTAAGGAGATAATATGGGTACAACTACCAGTGCAAAAGTCAGTGCTTTATACAGCAAAATAGCAACAAATAAAAGAAACATCAAACCAATCAAACCAACCAAACCAACCAAAAAGAAAAAGAAATAATAACTTTTTTGATAAATAAAAGTACAATTTGTACTAAAGCCAAATTGTATCTCAATTAAGTGTTTAACACTTGTCATTGAGGTTTCCTAATTATTATAGGGTAGTGCTTTCCTTATTTTCACGCCAAAAAGAAAATAACTCCATTGAATGACAATATTAAGATATCTAGATCTTCATAGTTCTAATAATTGATTAAATTCCCGGATTAAGTATGTTCCAAACAACTTAAATTCATTGTTCCAGGCTTAGGCCTCCACTACCCATTTTAAAATTGAATGTATAAACAAAATACCCCATAGTCCATATGGGGTATTTTTTTGACTGAAAAAAGTTGACAAAAAACACAAAAGATGATAAATATTATTATGGACAATGAATTAAGGCGTGAACAATACATAACACTTTGTGAAATTCTTCACAGCAATAAACATTTGTTAAAAAGCAGACAACGTGATGCCCTTGTGGGTATGAAACGTAAACTGCAAAAAGGTATTTGTGATCATGCTGTATGCAAAAGAATTGACGGCTTGTTCAAATACATACAAAATAACAACAAAAAATAACATTTAAACTATATAGGAAAGAAATATGGCTAAAACAAATAGTACTAGAACTCCACAAAACTATGTTAAGTATTATAATAATAATAATATTAAAAGAACTAATAATAAACAACTAACATACATTTGTGGAGATAAATCTACACCAAATGATAGTCCCTTAGGGACTTCTTTGAGGAGCATCAGAGATGCTGATACCTCAGAAACCCCCAAATTGGATCTCATATATAAAGAGGCCCGCCAAAAAATGCGGAATCAAGAAAAATTATTCTACATCAGTTGTAGTGTGAGCTCAAAACCCCGCAAACGCAGAAAACTAAACATAGATATCATACCAGAACCAGGTGATAAGCCCAGCAAGTATATTTGCAGTTTAGCACCATACAAACACAAACATGGTGTGTATCAAAACATACCCGCCAAAACTGTAAACTGGAGTGGTTGGCAAAAAAGCAAAGACTTGTATGCTGAACTCAAAAGTGATGCTCAATTTGGTAAGTTTGTGCAAAGAACCACATACACTAAAACACTGAGTAGAACCATAGCACCAGGTATGTTAGGTGGCACAATACTGGAAGGTGACACAATGTATGCAGTGTTGTTCATATATGACAAAGAATACCGCATAGAACTAGACTTTATACATGACACAATCACTGATAAACATGGTAAAAGTGGTGTGCATTACTTTGCAAAAGGCTCATATCAAGCAGAATGGAATGATGGTGAATATGATGATGCAGAACTTGATGACATGGAGGAACTACAATGAAAGTGATCAAATATAAGAATGGCATGATGTTTAAAGGACCTGCTAAACATAAACCTGTGTTTAAATATGCAAAAGACCGTAAAGGTAAACGTGAAGTATTTGAATATTTGAAAAATCACAGAGAACAATATCCTCAGTATTGGTTTAATGATAACTCACACACACCTAAATGTACACACAAAGTCACAATGCTGGTAAGAGGCAAATGGGGTCCCCATAATAACACATAACAAGTGATCTAGATTATCAAATCTGTGAATTACAAAAGGAATTTGAAAGATTGATGTTGATATATAGAACAGCAGAATCCTACACAACTAAAAAACCTAAAAAACCTAAAGGTCTTACACTTAAAGAATTTTTGCGTATAAACAAGTTGTAGTATAAAGTCTAAACCACCTAAAAACTGATGTTTATTATAAGTAGTTATAATGACTACTCAACAACTGCTTGATGCAATACAAGAAAAACACAGCACAATAAGAAGTTCATACAAATGGACTTACAGAAGCCATTTTGAAAGACTGAGAAGCAAATATATAACAGGTGGTATTCTCACACAAGATGACTTAGAGTTTTTGTATCACATATATCACACAGACTACAACTTATTACGTGAACATGCATACATAAATGGTGTATGGTATGATTATAGCCCAAAAAACATCAAAGTTTACAATATTCCACGTAAAAGACAAGTAAAGTTTGCACAATTAGGCAAATATTGATAAATAACATTGCAATTTACAGTATAATGAAATATACTGATACACAGAAGTAGCAATTATGACTGAGCAACAACAAAATCAACCCTATGTGGTAAAAAACATCAAGTATGGTGAGAAAACTGTACAGGGCAGAGTTGTGGGCAGAAACAAAGTGGTTATACCAGAAGAACAAGTTGCTCAATTGGCTCAGTATCATTGCACTAATAAAGAAATGGCAGACTTTTTTGAACTACCACTGCAAACCTTTGTGGACAACTTCCGTGATATAATCACAAAAAACAGAGAGATCACAAAGCAACGTCTACGTAAGGCACAGTTAGACCTAGCACTAAACAAACATGACAGAGTGATGTTGATATGGTTAGGTAAACAAATGCTTGGACAAAGTGATACACCAATTTCAGAAGAAAGCAATCAAGTGCTACCATGGAATGCATCAGTTGAGGAGGATACTCAACATGAAGATAAAGATCAACCGTGAGGTGGGCCGTAAGACCTAATTGGCACAAGTTGTATAAGTGTTTCAATTAGGCAGGCTTTTTTTAATTAGGATATATAGATATGAAAATAACAAGAGAATTTAGAGACAAAATCAAATACGCACCCAGTGCCGGCAAGTTTAACACTTGGCTGTTCTTGGGCATCAGTTTAACATGGGGTCACATGTTAGACCTTATTTCACCATGGTGGTTACCACTTACAATAGTTTCTATTATGTTGAGCTATGGTAGTGAAATCAAAGCAGATGAAAACGCAAACACACTGAGCATATAATGCCAGCCAAGACAAATTGCAAAAAGCCAGGCCCTCCTGGTGAACCACATTACATAGCAGAAATACCACAAAAGTATATACAAATGTTCTATGATAAAATACAAGTACAACCAAATGGTTGTCACTATTTTACCAGTGCTGTTCAAAACACAGGATATTGTAATTGGTATTACTACAGAGAATCAGACAACAGAGTTAGATACATAACTGCTCACAAGTTTGGTGCTCTCATAAGTGGCCGGTTTAGTGAAGATCAAGTAAATGAATATTGTGTGCTTCACAACTGTGACCAAAACTATGATGTAGATGATATTAGTTATAGACAATGTGTAAATCCAGATCATTTGTGGTCAGGTACTGTACAAGACAATATACAAGACTGCATGAAAAAAGGCAGATACAAAAAACCTCCTACCATGTATGGTGAAGACAACTACAACAGCACAATAACAGAAGCTCAAGCAAAGTTCATCATAGACAATCACTACAAGATATCACAACGTAAACTTGCAAAAATAGTTGGATGTTGTGTGAGCACCATACAACAAATACATATGAATAGAAGTTGGCGGCACTTACCCAGATGAAACTAGACATGAATGACATCAGAGATATCATCATGACTTGGGAAAAAGGTTTTGACACACGTGAAGAAGAAATGTTTTTCTATCTCAAATATGGCAAAATACTGCATGAAGAATATTGGGATATGATGCCTATGGGTGGTAGCATACGTGAACATCCTTGGGACCACACAGATGACTAAACAGTTTTATCAATATGCACAAACACCACTAACCACACACATAGAACGTGATTACCTGTATGCTGAGCATTATGCAGAACACTATGTGGGTTATTGCAGTATACCCAGAAACAGTAGCAAATACCACAGAAGCATATTTGGTCACAACCCTAGTAAAGCATTGTGGAACAAGACCAGTACATGGTATGCTGTTATCAGAGACCCCCGTCAGAGATTGATAAGTGGTTTAGAAGAATGTGCCAGACGCAAAGGGTGGCAACCTAATTGCAACCAACTGATGAAACAGTTGTTGCATTTTCCACAGCAATTTGATGAACATTTGGAAACACAATCATGGTATGTTAGCCAGGCTCCAGTCACACCATATATAGTGAATTTTAACACACAGAAAAAAGATTTACAACAGTTATTTGCTCACATACCACAATTTGTTCAACAGTTAAATACCATAAAACCTCCACAAAAAGATATCAGTATGTGGAGCAGTGTGCTCATAGACAGATGCATTGAAAAACATTATGAATGTGATATGAGACTGTGGGAGAGTGTGTGCAACTAAGTTCAGCTCAACAAACCATATCAAATTCAAATGCACGTTTTAGAGTAGCCGCTTGTGGAAGACGTTTTGGTAAAAGTTTCTTGGCCATAAATGAAGTAGCCAAGTTTGCCAGACTGCCTAATCAACTTATCTGCATAATTGCACCCACATACCGTCAGGTAAAGCAAGTGTTCTTCAATGAACTCAAAGAAAGACTTATCAGTATAAATTGGGTAAAGAACATAAACCAAAGTGACTTATGTATAACATTGGTAAACAATTCACGTATATATTTGCGTAGTAGTGACAATCATGATGCATTACGTGGTTCAAAGTACAACTTTGTGGTGTTAGATGAGTGCAGTTTTATTGATAGTGAAACTTGGTTTTCAGTAGTAAGACCCATGTTATCAGACACACAAGGTGATGCACTCATGATATCAAGTCCCACAGGTAGGAATTGGTTTTATGATTTGTGGGTAAATTCAAAACAAACTGATGAATGGGAAAGTTTCCAATTTACCACACTGGAAGGCGGCAATGTGCCACCAGAAGAATTAGCTCAAGCAAAACTGGATTTAGACGCTAGAACTTTTGAGCAAGAATATCTAGCACAATTTGTAACATGGAGCCAAACGGTGTTTTATGGCTTCACTGATGAATGTGTTAAAGCATATCCAGAACAAATAACACCAACAACACCACTGCATTGTGGATTTGACTTCAATATCAATCCTGGCACATGTAGTGTGAGTGTGTTACAAGGTGATGACATGTATGTAATAGATGAGATCTTAATATATTCCTCCAATACATTAGAAATGGTACAAGAATTACGTTTACGTTATCCCACAAATCCAGTGTTTGCATACCCAGATGCCAGTGGTGCACAAAGACGCACAAGTGCTAATGGTTTAACAGATCATATCATATTACAAAACCAAGGATTCAAACTGAGAGTAAATAACACTAACCCAAGTGTTATTGACAGAATAAATTCAACTAATGCACGTTTTACTAACAGTCAAGGCCAACATCATTTGTATGTAGACCCAAGATGTAGACAGTTGTGTGAAGCATTGATTAAACATTCCTACAAGGATAATAGCAGAATACCAGAAAAGGACAAGGGATATGATCATATCACAGACGCCTTATCCTATAGTGTGTATCAATTGTTTCCAATAGGTAGGAATTACACTGGTAGCACTAACAAACGTAGAACAACAGGAAGAATGTTATGAAGAAAGAAGACAGAGTAACCAAAGAGATGCGTATTCAACATGAGAACAAAACCAAGTTTGACAACATAATCAATAAAACACCTATGTTGAAAAAACTTAGAGATCAAAGTCAAGGCTTAAAGTATAGTGGTGATATTCACAGTGATGTGCCCACAGAACAGTACAAAAAAAATTATGACAAAATCAAATGGGGGTCAGACAAACCCAAAGCCAACTTTAAAATAAAAATAAACGGTGTATACCAGGACAGAGATGATGAACAGTAAAGTTATACAAGGTAATCATATAGATATATTAAAGACATATCCAGACAACCATTTTGACAGCATAGTCACTGACCCACCATATGGCATAGAGTTCCTAGGCAAAGACTGGGATAGTAATACTGGTGCTGTAGAGACTTGGGCAGAGTGCTACAGAGTGTTAAAGCCAGGTGGATATCTGTTGGCATTCAGTGCCGCAAGAACATATCACAACCTTGCTACTAACATAGAAGGTGTGGGATTTGAGATCCGTGATCAATTGATGTGGTTATACGCAAGTGGCTTTCCTAAAGCACAAGACATTGGTAAGGCAATAGACAAAAGAGCAGGAAAGGATAAGCAATACACATATCATAAACATAAACACGCAGATACAAGAGCAGTAAAGAATAGTGTCAATCATACTACTCTTTATTGTATTGAATGTGATGCTAATATGACATATCCTCCAAGTCAATGTGATAGATTATGTAATGCCAAATCACCACCTATAGAGTCTGAATGGGCAGG